ATGGTAGTCTTTGACAGCATTACGAATTGTATCGTTATCTAATGGCAAGTTACGAATGTAAGGAATAATCTCGTAAAGTGCCACAAACTCGGGCACATATATCATTTCTTCAAGTAAATTTGTTGTGTAATCATATAGAGTTTCAAGGTCGTTTTTTCATCATTTTTGTAAAAAAACTCCTACTGAAGGTTTTTGATAAATTTTGAAATTTCTACATAAGTATTTTTATTTTCATATTCAACAACTTTCTTTTTCTTGAAAAGTTTCAATGTTGGGAATCCACTGATTCCATACTTCTTAGCAAGTTTTTGATGAGCTTCGCTATCTAACGAAATAAGTTTAATTTTTTTCTCATTTTTTAAAGTTTTTTCATCATACTTTTTAATTAATTTTTGCCAAATAGGTAAAAGCTGCTTACAGTAGCCACACCAAGGTGCATGAAATTTAATAAGTACATAATCGTATTTCTTGATGGCCGCATCAATCTCTTTTTGTGATTTAATTTCATTTGTCTGATTAGAGAAAGATTCTTTGGGGTTCATCATTGTTGTATATATAATAATAATACATAATATTATTACAAAAACAATTGACGCAATAGTTTTAGGATTTTTCTTACAAAATTTAAAAAGCATTATTATTACATTAAACACACATAATAATTTTAGATTTGTGTTCTTCACAAACTTATAAACCTCTATAAGGAATTTTATATAAAATACTTGAAATATTCATTATGAAACTAAAATTCCTAATAATATTTCTAAAAATGTTTTCAAAAGTTTTATGATATTTTGTAGTGTTAAACAAATAAAGAGTATTTACAAAATGCGTGACCTTTCTACCGATGAAATTGAACTACTTCGATTGATTTTCGGCTACGAATCTATTCTCGATTATGATATTTTGCGTTTCCGTACTAATAATTCACGAGGAACACTTGCTTATGATAAGTACAAATATTCACGAACGTATCGTGAATTTCTAGATTCGGGAGGTACTTTTGAATTGCTTCTAAAAAATTTCATCTTCGAAGATCTATTTCTTGATATCGACGATATGCAAAAAGATTATGACCAACTTCAAGAAAAGGGTATTGTTACATTGCTATCGTCTATTATGATTGATTTGTGATTATATAATCCCTACGCACTTATTGTGCGTTTTTTTCAAAAAAAAATATGTATTTAAAACTATTACAATGGATTTGACATCTTCTGAAATTGAAAGATTACGTATTAGATGTGTATGTGATAACATTAAAAAAAGGGATATATGTTTCCCTAATTTTGATAATTTTGAATATATACTTAATAGAATAACAGATCTAAAATATAAAAATCTAATCAACACATTAAATAAAAGATGGTTGAATTGTTATAAAGAGTTAAATGAACAAAAGTTTGAACGCAATGAAAATTCAATTGAATTCTTCTTTGATAATGATGTAAAGATTTTCTTCTTTATAACGATTTTTCGTGATTTTTTCCTTTAACCTTTTTAAGGAATTTCAGAATTTCTTTCAAATTTTGATATATACAATCTTTTGGAGTCTTGGTGATTAATATTTTCATTTACCCACATATACACACCATAATTTTCTAATTTCAAATTATTTATACCTTTTCTACAATCAAAGTGTATGTTAATATCTTCACCTATAATTTCTTCAATTTTTAGTCTTACATCATTTAAATTATTGAAATACCCCATAGTTTTAACGTTTGTATCACCAAAATACACATATTGAATTTGAAACATCATATCATTCACAAAACATATAAATTTTTTTAAAACATTTTTCAAAAAATTATAAGGAAATTTTTTATATAAATGAATATAATATAATGGAATTATTCATAAATTCAAGAAAAAATATGCAAGTGAGAAAGCAATTTGAAAGTGGAAATATTCCTGACAATGTTTTAGAATTTGCAAATTTTATAACATATAAAAGGGCTATGAACCAATTACCACCTGAACCTGAGCCTGAACCAGAATCTGAACCCGAATTTTGGGAACCAGAACCAGAACCAGAATCTGAACCAGAACCTGAGCCTGAGCCAGAACCTGAATCTGAACCTGTATCAGTTTCTTTGAATGAGACTATTGAAGAGCTTGATATTAGTCCATTAGAAAATGAGATCAATATTATATCAGGTGTTTTTGATAATTTGAAAATAATAAATTCGAATACTCAAGACCTAAATATATACAATCCCAACTTAAAATACATGGTCCAATCTGGTTCACAATATATTTTAAATAGTTCGGAGCAAATAGCAATCGCAATATTAAATAATGATGAAACATCCTCATTAACATATACAGGAAGTGTCATAAATACAACAAAAACAGCACTTGATGGAAATTCTTACAATTTCTATGATGTTCCAGTAACTTTAACTGTTTTAAATTATTTCGAATCATTATCTACACAGGTAATTTATAACAATGAAGATATTCTAGTTAGCAATTTATTAATTAATCCTGCACCACCTGAACCTGAACCTGAACCTGAACCTGAACCTGAACCTGAACCTGAACCTGAACCTGAACCTGAACCTGAACCTGAACCTGAACCTGAACCTGAACCTGAACCTGAACCTGAACCTGAACCTGAACTATAAATTAGATTTATAGATGTTACCGTAACTACAGAATTTGTATAGAAATTTCCTTATAATTTTCATTGAAACGACTATTTACAAAAAAATTTACAAAAATAAAAAATTTCTTTGGGATTTTAGAAGTAACGAATCAAAGTATGTAATTGTCGATCTAAATTCCTAATAAAAAAACAAAAAATGTTTTGAAAAATTTTATGATATTTGACAGAAAATAGATAAAAAAAATGGAGGACTTTGAAGAATTGATTAAATCATTTTCTCTAAATGATGACAGTAAAAGCACTGAATTACCAAACGAAATTCCTTTTTGTAACAAATGTCAAAAATATGGAGAACTATTTGAATGTATGTCTATTTGCCCTTCGTGTGGTACAGTTCTCAATGTGGATATTATATCTAATAATGAAAATGTATCGAAATTCAATAAAACAGGAGATTATGTCGGTGATGCAAATTCTCAACACGTTGTAATAGATAAATATATGAAAGAGTCAAGTCAGGCAACGTTTATGATGAATCCAAAGAACGATGCGGATTTTCGTCTTAAAAAGGTTCATACTTGGATCTCAATGCCACATAACGAGCGGGCGTTATACATTACATTTATGCAATTACAGAGATATTGCAATACATTGAAACTTGGTAAAAGGATTTTTGAATCGGTAAAACATTTCTATTTCAAAATTAAAAGTATTAGAATTAATCGTGGAAGTCCAAGATTAGGCCTATTTGCGGCAGTCATTTACCTAACGTGTAAAATGAATAATCTATTAATCTTACCAAATGATATTTGTAATGTTGTTGAAATAGATAAAAAAGTTTTTACAAAAGGACTTAAAAATCTTAATAATTATTTACAACAACTTGAAATAACCGTTCAGGATCTTAGCACAATTGATAAGAGTATTGATAGATACGTTACTATTCTACGAAATAATCTAAAATTATCTCAAGAACAAAAAAAACTAATTATGGAAAAAACAAAAGAATTACAATATGAAAAAAAAGGGACACTTATTGAAAATATAGGTTCAATTATATATAACTCTGTTAAAGAGGTAGAACTTGAAAAATTTATTAAAATGAAAGATGTCTCAAATGCGTGTCAAATTCCTTATGAAAAATTCAAAAAGATTGTTAAATCCTAATGCTTGAATTTAACATTATATTTTTCTGTTACCTCTTTATCAACTTTACGGGTATTTCCTCCCATTATAAAACTATAAACACGAGCATACGCCCAAGACTCAGGTGTTTGATTGGGCCTTGATCCTCCTGTAAAATAAGCGGCGGCGCCCTTTTCATATACTTCTTTTAATCCTTTCTCGGGTATTCCCGATACTTTCGCAATATTCTTTAAAGACTTACCACCTTTGAGTTTTGCTATGTCGTCACCATACTCTCTATCAAATTTAGCAGTCCATGATGACTTGCGTGCTTTTCTCGATTTGATAATTGGGCGGTTCTTACCTTCGAAAATAGATTTTATTTGTTTTTTTAAATCGCTTCCTTTTAAATTACTTAAATAGCGTTTAGGTAAGCGTCGTGTTTTACCTTTATATGTAACAGGTGTGTTATTGAATACCATATTATTATATTATTATATAATAAAATGAGAATCCTATCAATTGACGTAGGTATAAATAATTTATCATATGTTATAATTGATATAGATGAGAATGATAAGTTCCAAATAATTTCTTGGAAAAATATAGACATCAACAAAAGTTATGCAGATCTAGATTATGTTTGTTCTAAATATTTACATATGACAAAACCTGATTTAATTGAATGTTGTAATATAAATGATATAGAAATTGATCCCAAAAACACATCAAAAATCATTAAGGATGCGATTAAAAAACATTTAAAAATTAAAAAAATTAAAAAAACAAACCAAATAGATTATAAAAAAACACTTTTTAATTTAAAGAAACATTTTGATGAATTTTTAAATGATGAAATTACACATATTGTTATAGAAAATCAACCTGTTGTGAAAAATCCAAAAATGAAATCTATTCAAATGATATTATTTACATATTTACAATTAAAATTTCCAGAAATTAATGTAGATTTTATAAATGCTTCCGAGAAATTAAAATATTGTAAAAAAGAGGGTTTAATTGAAAGTGTCCCTAAAACATATAAAGAAAATAAGCTAACATCCATTAAAGTTGTTATGAAATTAATCGAAATGACAGATTTTTTAGAAAAATTTAAACTCGAAACAAAAAAAGATGATTTAGCCGATGTTATTTTACAATCGTTGGCCTATAAAAATTCAAAGTGCGTTAAAAACATATAAAAATAAACATTTCATAAAAGTATAATTAAATTATTTAATATGTCTCTCGATAATATTGCTGCCGAAGAAATAAATTTTGACCTTGGACTTATGAATGATTCCGGTGGTGGAGAGGATGACAATGAATTCGACCTTCTTATTGACCCTTCGAAATCACGCCCTGTTTCTCCAACTGTTGATAAGGTAGATATGACAACATCTAATGACGTCACATTCAAAAATATTGTTGACAGTGATGACGATGATGATGTTAAGATTAACTTTTCCGTTCAGCGTGAAAACGAACCAGTTGCTTCAGCATTTAAACCAGCTTTCCAGAGAGCACAGGAAATCGGCAGTCGCCCTGTATATCACTCC